CACGGCCATCATCAAGATGGATCGTACGGGGCACTGGGTCTTCGGCGCTGACCAGACCGAGGCCGAGGCTGATGCAACTTGGGCTGTCAATCCCTTCTCCTTCGTCCACGGCTTCATCGCCTGGGGCGACGGCGAGGTGCTTGGCGAGAAGCTGGTGCCTGTCACCGAGCCTCTGCCTGAGTTGGAGGCCGCGCCTCACGGCGCGAAGAAGGGCTGGGAGCCGCAGACGGGCCTGAGCCTGAAGTGCATCAGCGGCGAAGACGCCGGCATGGAAGCGCGGTTCACCACCACCAGCGTCGGCGGCCGCAAGGCCGTGCAGGCTCTGGCGGTGGAGATCGCCGCGCAGGTCGAGAAGGACCAGTCCAAGCCGGTCCCCGTCGTCAAGCTGGGCAAGGACCACTACACGCACAAGAGCTACGGACGTATCTATACGCCGGTGTTCGAGGTCGTGGAGTGGGTCAGCATGAATGGCGAGGCTGATGAGGCTGCGCCTGAGGCCGCGCCTGCGGCTGGCCGTCGTCGCCGCGCTGCGGTGTAATGTAAAAGGGCGGGGCCGAAAGGCTCCGTCTTTTTCTATGCTGGACGAAGATCGCATAGACGCGATTTCAAACGCTATCGCTGAAATCGAGTCGGGTATGTTGGATGTCACCACTATCCTTGGCACTGAAGTTTCGCTGGTTCACAACAGTGTTTTGCGGAACTTAGAAGAACACGAGTTCAAGTACTTTGAACTGAAAAAAGTACTGGATAAGTTAGACGCCTTAACGCTGGAGTTGTACCGCGTTAAGAAAGGGTTCACTCCTTCAAAAGAAGATGTGGAGCTATACAAAAATTTTCGCAAAAACGCCATACGCATTTTGCAAGGTAGGCTATGAGTCTATGGCTTGACTTCGAGACGCGCAGCCGGGTTGACCTCGGCGCCAAGGGCGTCTACAACTACGCGCAAGACATGAGCACCGAGGTGCTGTGCATGTCCTACGCCTTCGACGATGGCGAGGTCGTCACCTGGACGCCCGACCAGCCCTTCCCCGAGGCTGTACGGCGCCACGAGGGGCCGATCTACAGCCACAATGCGGCGTTCGAGCGGCTGATCTTCTCCTACGTGCTGCAAGTGCCGTTCAGGCTGGAGCAGTTCGTCTGCACCGCCACGCAGGCCCGTGCCAACTGCGCGCCTGGCAGCCTTGAGGACGTGGGGCGCTTCGCCAGTGCGTCCATGAAGAAAGACCACCGAGGCGCGCAACTGATCCGCTTGCTGTCGATCCCGCAGGCTGACGGCAAGTTCCGCGAGGACGCCGACCTGATGGCCGAGATGATCCGCTACTGCGAGCAGGACGTCAGGGCCATGCGCGAGATCAGCAAGGCCATGCGGCCGCTGTCTGAGGACGAGCTTGCCGACTACCACGTCAACGAGCGCATCAACGACCGTGGCGTGCTGGTGGACGTGGCGCTCGCCAAGGCCGCCATGCGCTACTCGCAGGCTGAACTGCTTGAGGTTGAGGATATCGTGTCTGACGTCACCAACGGCGCGATCACCAGCGTGCGTTCGCCGCATATGCGTGAATGGGTGCTGGAGCGTGTTGGCCCCGAGGCCAAGAAGCTGATGATCGTCCACAAAAAAGGCGAGAAGAAGTTTAGTATCGACAAAACCGTCCGCGCCAACCTGTTGGTGCTGGCTGAGGAGAACCCCGATGAGATACCGCCCGCTGTTGCGGACGTCATTCAATGCGCCGACGACCTCTGGGCGTCATCGGTTGCGAAGTTCAGCCGCATGGCAGACTTGGCAGACGACGAAGATTGTCGAGTCCGTGGAGCTTTTGTCTTCGCTGGGGGTGCCGCCACAGGTCGTGCATCGAGCTATGGACTCCAAGTGCATAACTTCACTCGCAAGTGCGCTAAGGAACCTGATGCAGTTCGAATCGCTATGGTCCGAGGACACGCTATCGTCCCAGCTTACGGACGCCGAGTTACAGATGTACTACGGGGAATGCTCCGGCCCGCACTGATACCAGCCAAGGGTAAGCACCTCGTCGTCGCCGACTGGTCGGCTATCGAGGGCCGCGTCAACCCGTGGCTGGCCGCCAGCGACCAAGGCGAGGCCAAGCTGGACGTGTTCCGCAAGCGCCTAGACCCCTACAAGGTCAACGCCGCTGCGACCTACAGCGTGGCCTATGACGACGTGACGGGCGAGCAGAGGCAGGTCGGCAAGGTGCAAGAGTTGGCGCTGGGCTTTGCCGGTGGCGTGGGTGCGTTCGCTGCGATGGGCCGCGCCTACGGCGTGCACTTCGAGGAGGCGCAGGCCCGCAGGATCGTCGAGGCGTGGCGCCGCGCCAACCCGTGGTCCGTGCGCTTCTGGCAGCAGCTAGAGGAGGCGTACACCCGCGCCATGCGTAACGTCGGGCATGAGTTCTACGCCGGGCGCGTGGCGTACATGTTCGACGGTCAGCACCTGTGGTATGCGCTTCCGTCGGGCCGCGTGCTATGCTACCCCTACGCTCGGCTGGAAGCCGATGGGGTGACTTACGCTAAAGCATCTTGGAAGCCCGCCGCCGACGCGACAGAATGGCCCCGAGCGCGCCTTTGGAAGGGGCTTGCGTGCGAGAACATCACCCAAGCCGCTGCCAATGACATCCTACGCCACGCCCTGCGCCAACTCGACGGCGTGGTGCTGCACGTCCACGACGAGATCGTCGTCGAGACAGACAAACCCGAAGCCGTCAAGCAGGAGATGGAGCGTATCATGTGCTCCCCGCCTGCATGGGCCGAGGGCATCCCGCTGGCCGTCGAGGCCAAAATCATGACAAGGTATGGAAAATAAAAACGCCCGGTTGCAGCCGGGCGTCTTCACCAAAGGAGCTACTGATGGATTTCTTGGAGTATATGACAAATCTCGCGCCCGAGGGCGAGACGTTCTTGGTTGTCAGGCAAAAGCCACAGCTAAAGGACAAGCAGATGCAGTACCACGCCGACGGTGCGGTCAAGGCCACTTGGCCGGCGTTCCTGCCCACGCATAAGATGAAGGACGGGCAGTCTTGGTACGGCAACACCGCCAGCTTCATCGTTGACCGTTTCACCGACGGCAAGGTCAGCGCCTCGGCCGCCAACTGCGAGTACGTCCTGTGCATGGTGCTTGACGACGTGGGCGACCCAGAGAAGGCGCCCAAGACGCCGCCGCTGGCCCCGACGTGGATCATGGAGACGAGCGAGGGCAGCGTCCAGTGGGGCTACGCCTTCGGCCTGGACGACCAGCCGACCAAGGCCGAGTACAGCGCGGCCATCCTAGCGATCGCCGAGGCCGGCTACAGCGACCGTGGCGCGATCAACCCGGTGCGGAACTTCCGCCTGCCCGGTTCAGTAAATCTCAAACCTGGCCGCAACAGCTTCGCCTCGCGCCTGGTCGAGTTTGATCCAAAAAGAAAGTTCACCTTGCCCCAGATATGCGAGGCGCTCGGCGTCACCCCGGCCGAGGCCGGTAGCAACCCCTACAGGCCCGTCCGCGTGTCCGACGACGGCGCCGACGACGTGCTGGCGTGGCTCTCCGGTCAAGGGCTGGTGCTAGCCAAGCCCAACGCGCAGGGCTGGGCCGGCGTCATCTGCCCCAACAGCGCCGAGCACAGCGACGGCAACCCGGAGGGGCGCTACAACCCGTCCATGCGGGCGTTCTGCTGCCTGCACTCGCACTGCATTGATCTGGACAGCAATATGTTCCTTGAGTGGGTGGCGAGCCAAGGTGGCCCGTCCCACGCCCCTGGCCTGCGCGATGAGCTGTTGGCGTCGATGATGGCCGGCGCGCTTGACAAGCTAGAACCTACAAAGGCGTTCCCTGACGAGGCCAAGCGCGTGATCGCCGAGGTCGAGCGCAAGGAGCTTGGCCGCACCACGATGGCCGACTGGTACAAACGCTTTTGCTATGTCCAAGAAGGTGACCATTACTTTGACCTGCAAGACCGCCGCGAGATCAGCCGCTCCACCTTTAACGCGCTATTCCGGCACATCGAGTGCCGGTCGCGGTTCGGCAAAAAGCCCAAGATCGAGGCGTCGTACTGCTTCGACGAGAACCGCCAAGAGATGGGCGCCCGCGCCCTGGTCGGCATCACCTACGCCGCCGGTGAGGGCGTGCTCGTGGCGCGTGACGGTGACGTGTATGGCAACCGCTGGCGCGACGCCCGGCCACCGATCGACGCCGATGCCGGCGCCGACGTCAGCCCCTGGCTGGCCCACTGTGAGGCGCTCATCCCCGAGGCGTCCGAGCGTGAGCACGTCTGGGATGTGATGGCATACAAAGTCCAACACCCTGAGGTCAAGATCAACCACGCGGTGCTGCACGGTGGCGACCAAGGCTGTGGCAAAGATACGCTGTGGGCGCCGTTCATTTGGGCCGTGTGCGGGCCGCAACTGAAAAACCGGGGTCTGCTCGACAACGACACGCTTGGGTCACAGTGGGGCTACGCGTTGGAGTCCGAAATCCTGATCTTGAACGAGCTAAAAGAGCCAGAGGCCAAGGACCGCCGCGCCTTGTCGAACAAGCTCAAGCCCGTGATCGCTGCGCCCCCGGACATGCTCACGATCAATCGCAAGGGGCTGCACCCGTACGACAGTCTGAACCGGATGTTTGTCCTTGCGTTTTCCAATGATCCCGTGCCGATTTCGCTGGATTCGCAGGACCGCCGCTGGTTTGCCATATGGTCCACCGCACCCCGTATGGCCCCGGACGCCGCCGCGCGGCTGTGGGGCTGGTACAAGGCCGGCGGCTACGAGGCGATCGCCGCCTGGCTGCACGCCCGTGACGTGTCCGCGTTCAATCCATCGGCCGCGCCGGCCTGGACTGAATTTAAGGCTAATTTGGTCGAGCATGGTATGTCGATTGCGGAATCGTACCTGGTCGAGATGATGCGCGCGCGTCGGGGCGAGTTCGCCAAGGGCGTCGTCGGCTCGCCTTTTCACGCCCTGTGCGACCGCGTAGCCGGCTCGGCGCCCTCCGGGGTCAAAGTGCCCCAGGCGGCCTTGCTGCACGCGCTCAAGGAAGCCGGCTGGGTCAATCTTGGGCGGCTGGCGTCGGGCGATTACCCGTCCAAGAAAAACGTGTATTGTCACCCGTCAATGGTCGATCACACTAAGTCGGACCTGCGCCGACTGTGCGAGGAAGTAAAAAGAAAGGCCCGGCTGGTAAGGCCGGGCCTGAAGGGCAACTGCGTTAGAGATCGAGGAAGACCACTAGCAGCGCCACTAGTGTAACAGCAATCAGTCCTGCGACCATATCGCGCCCTCTTCGATTTGACCTATTAGATCGTTTCCGAGCAGGGGCAGGATATCGACGCCGCCGACTTTCGCGCTGGTCAGGTAGGCCACCGGCGGGTATGGTGGGTCTATCTCGCTGGCCGTCTGGCCGGGGTCATATTCCAGCGTGCAGTCCAACTCTATGCCGCCAAAGTGGTGCAAGTGGCCTATTGTTCGCATTACAGACCCTCCGGTAATTCAACTTTATCCCCCAGCTTGCTGGCGACATAGCAGCGCATGGCCGCGATCAGGGGTGTGGGGCCGTAGGCTGCCCCGTGAATGCCGTCATCCGCCGCCCATCGATCGCCGCCATCATCACGGACGCTAATCCGCTCTCGCGCAATGATCGGGCCGCCTTGCTCCCAGTCGGTGGATGGCGCCCAAAAATCATAATGCCGATCAAAAGGCTGGCCGATTAGGCGCACCATGCCGCCATCGATGTTTACTGTCAGCCCCTCACACTTCGCCACCGCCCAGTCAAGAGCGGCTCCGGTCAATTTGCTGGTTTTCATTCTGTAATCTCCTGCACTTCAGGGATAGACGGGTCCAACATGGCCGCTGGCCGGTCTGCGTGGGTGTATTTGACCTTGGCAAGGTGCAAATGGCCGTTCAGGGCCGCGTAGCGTGCTACATAGTCGGCCGTGCTCATCCCGGCCGCAAACGCCGGGAAATGGCGTTTACTGCTATCGTGCTTGGCCTGGCCCTTGGGCCGGGTCAACTTGGCGCCTTTGCGGCCCTTGGATTTGTCAATCAAAGCCAGTAGTTCGCGCGTCGGCTCGGCGTTTTCGGGCTTGACAGTGAAAGTGGCGCGATTGTGGGTGATGGTAATCATGGGGTTAGTCTCCTTTTAGGACAATGTAGGACTCATTGGAATAGGGCGCCTGGCCGGCTTTAGACTCGGCCGCGCTACGCGACTCAGCCAGCACTGGAACACTGTAGACAAGGCCAGTGCTAATGTGCTTGATTTTTACAAAGTAAGTTTTCATGGCGTCATGTTCCAAAAGTAAAGGGCAAAGGGCGCGCCGATGAGCGCAGCGACGGCCAGCGCGGCCAGAAAATCGCGCCAGGTGTTGGGCCGGCGGACGGGTTCGGGGGTGTAGTGTTGTCTCATAGTCCGCTCACCCGAAAACACTTTCCGTCTGACAACCGCTCGACGTCTACCGTACCGGCGCGCCGAATAGCGAGAATGCGGACGCGCTCAGGGCGCCCGAATAGGTGCAGGGTAAGGGTTTGATTCACTTGCATGGCGTTTACTCTACTGTGGCCGGACGGATTGTCCGCAGCATAGCCCGATCGGGCCATGCTACTGAAAATCAGGCGGCCGCGATCGCAATCACCCGGCGTTTATGGCCGACCGCGTGGTCCGCTATGACGATATCGCGCGCCTGAATGCTAGTGCCCGAGCATAGGGTGCACTTGGCGCATGTTGACCGTTTGCCCGCTTCGGCCGATGCCGGGCATGATGCTTCGCCTGGCTGCACGTCGACGCCGATGCTCACGCGAAAAACGCGCATACCTAGCATGTTGGCCTTGGCCGCTTCGTCGATTGTGTCGGCGCTTGCCATCACAAGGGGCGCCCATGCGGCCGCGTCAAAATCGGGCCTTTGCCACTGATGAGTGTAGCCCCGACGGCCGGCCGCGTAGCGGGTGATTTGCGCCCACATTGTGACGGGCGCAGCGGCCGGGTCCCCATACGTGCCCAGGCGCACGATTTTGCCGGCCAGGGCGCGCGCGATTGTGGCCGGGTCCGCTTTGGCGTAGCGGCCGCGCTTGTATGCTTCGTACACTGACCGGACCGAGCGGCCGACGTTAACGTAGCACGGCGCTTGGCCATTGATTTTGGCCAGTAGCGGCCGATGCGGGCAGGCGCCGCAAATCGATTCGTCGGCGCCGTTTTTGAGGGCTTCGACGGGCGCGACGTCGGCGCGGATGATGAAGCTCTGCACAATGGCGCCGGTTTTGGCATTGTCTGAGCCGTCGAGCTTGTTGACGATAACGACAATGGGCGCGCCGTCGATTAGGGACGGACCCTCGTATGCGATGTAACCTAGTGCTTTCATTTTGCACCCCCCAACATGCGGGCGCATGCGTTTTCATAGATTTCCCGTGCATTGTCTGATAGGGAATCGACTGACAACATGGGCGACGGGCGGAAATAGCGCGCCATGCGGCATAGGCGCGCGTATTCGCGCGACCATTGGCCGGCATGACAATGCGTAAGGGCGAGATAGTAGGCTTCAACAATGTCGAAACGATCAAAATACATGATGGTTTGCCTTTACTTTAGTTGAATGAATTGAGCGCGGCGCTGGCCGCGCGTGGGGTGATTAGATAAGGGAATAGCGGCCGGCGTCATATTCGCGCAAGACCGAGCGGCCGATGCCTGAGCCAAGCTCGCACGCCATCAGCGTGACGGCGCCGCTGATGCCGCGCGAAGCGTCAACGAATGTCACGCGAACATCAGCGAGCGGGTCAGTTGGCGCAGCTGGCGCGTCGATCGCAAGGCATTGGGGCTTGTCATATGTGCGGCCGGTAGAGTAGTGAATCATTTGCTTTGCTCCATAGGGTTTGTCGGTGCGCTTACGCGCGTAGCAAGTGTAAGGGAATCTTTTATTTTGTCAACTAGGGACAAACCCTAAGTTGGGTCACGGATTGTTGCGGTTGGGTCGCGTTTGTGAGGCGCGGTGACCCAGGCGCGCCCATAGAGAAAACGGGGCTTTTGGGTCATTTTGTCATGTTAGTGTATTGTCTAGAAAGAGATAGATATATTGTATACAGTATGGCGTACAGTCTCGAACGCCCCGGCGCCGCCAGCCGCCGCAAAGGGGGTCAAGCGATTTTAGTTGCGTGACAAAATGACCTAAATGACCCAAAGCCTGCGCGGCCCATGTCTGTTGGGTCAGTTGGGCTATGGCCCGGTCATGACCCAAATGACCCAAGCCCCGCGCCCAGGTGCTGGCCGGCTGATCGACCCTGAGCCGCGTGACAAAGTGACCCAAATGACCCAAAGCCCGTGACCGGCCGGCCGACCGCCGACCGGCCGACCGGCCGACCGCCGACCGGCCGCTGACCAAGGGGGAGGGGAGGGGGGGGAGGGCCGACGGGGTGAAGGTCACAGCAGCGGAGGGGCTACAAACAATTTATTTTTTGCTAGAAATCCACAGCACCAAACAATTTTTCTTTTTTTTAAAAAATTTTTGGTATATTCCGCGCATGTTTGAGACTTTGCCGTATGAGCCGCGTCAGTTGCGTGCGACTGAGGATCGGCTCCATCGCATATACAAGGCTGCCAAGCGTGGCCTCAAGGGCGACGCTCTCGCGTTGGCCGCCGGCATGTTGCCCAAGGAGTACCAGCTACTCAAGCAGTTCGACGAGATCGCGGAGTACGCCGAACTCAAGGGCCGCGCCGAGGGCGAGATGGAGATGAGCGAGTTGCTGCACCAGGCAGCGCAGCAGGGCGACGCCAAGGCGGCGTTGGCGATCTTGCAGAACGTCCACGGCTGGGTCGCCAAGCAGGCCATCAGTGTGGACGTCAACCAGCAGATCAGCATCACGGCGGCGCTACAGGAGGCGCAGCGCCGCGTACTGGACGTCACCGACGTAGAGGCTATCAATGAAAATACTTCTGTGGATCGCCTTATTTCTAGTGATCATCTGGCTCGTCAGCCCGCTGTTTGATCTGTAATGCAGACCACACGCTACAGCGCGCAGGACGAGCAGGAGCTGATGGCTCGGCTGTGGTCGCCGGCCATCAAGGACAACCCGCTCGCGTTCGTAATGTTCGCGTATCCGTGGGGCGTCAAGGGCACGCCGCTGGAGCACTTCACTGGACCGCGTAAATGGCAGCGAGAAGTGCTCGCGACTATGGCCGAGCACATCAAACAGAACGGCGGCCGTCTAGATTTTGACGTGCTGCGCCTGGCAGTCAGTTCGGGCCGTGGTATCGGCAAGTCTGCGCTAGTCAGTTGGATCACGGACTGGATGCTGTCCACGCGGATCGGCTCGACGACCATCATCTCGGCTAACTCGGAGAGCCAGCTACGTAGTATCACCTGGGCCGAGTTGACAAAGTGGCTGGCGATGTCGATCAACAGCCACTGGTTCGAGGTGTCAGCCACCAGGCTGATGCCGGCCAAGTGGCTGACTGAGCTAGTCGAGCGCGATCTGCGAAAAGGCACCCGTTACTGGGGCGTCGAGGGGCGGCTGTGGTCGGCGGAGAACCCCGACGCCTACGCTGGCGTACACAACTTCGACGGCGTGATGGTGATTTTTGACGAGGCGTCGGGTATTGACGACTCGATCTGGGCCGTGACGAGCGGTTTTTTCACGGAAAACACGCCGAATCGCTTCTGGCTGGCGTTTTCCAACCCGCGCCGCAACACGGGGTACTTCTACGAGGCGTTTAACAGCAAACGCGAGTTCTGGAAGTCGAAAATCGTGGACGCAAGGACGGTCGAGGGCACCGACAAGCAGGTCTACGAGCAGATCATCGCGGAATACGGGCCGGACAGCAGCCAGGCGCACGTCGAGGTGTACGGTCAGTTCCCCAACGAGGGTGACGACCAGTTCATCAGCATCGGCATCGTGGACGCGGCGATGAAAAGGCAGCCGTACAAGGACGAATCGGCGCCGATCGTGGTGGGCGTGGACCCGGCGAGGTTCGGGGCGGACGCGACCGTCATCGCCGTGCGGCAGGGGCGCGACATTTTGAAGCTAATCAGGCACCGGGGCGACGACACCATGACGGTGGTCGGGCACGTCATCGACGCGATCGAAGAGTTTAAGCCGACGCTCGTCAACATCGACGAGGGCGGGCTAGGGGCAGGCGTTGTGGACCGGCTCAAGGAGCAGCGGTACAAGATCAGGGGCGTGAACTTCGGCAACAAGGCCAAGAACCCGATAATGTACGGCAACAAGAGGGCGGAAATCTGGGGTGAGATGCGCGACTGGCTCAAGTCGGCGAGCGTGCCCAACGACAGGTTCTTGAAGTCTGACCTGATTTCGCCTAAGATGAAGCCCGATTCTCGTGGTACGATCTACCTAGAGTCCAAAAAGGACATGAAAGCCCGTGGTTTGGCAAGCCCCGACGCAGCCGATGCAATAGCGTTGACGTTTGCCTTCCCTGTGGCGCACCGCGAGATGCGCGAAGACAAGCA